ATAAGCCATTTTTCGAAGCTTTCTGGTCTCTGCAAGTACAGAGAAAACTTCTTTCTTGGGAGGCTCAGCACTGGAGTAAGCTTTATTCTTGGGCTGCTTGATGCTATTGACGCCTACGTGCCAGTGAGGCCCTGCACGCTTAGTCTCGTTACCAATTCTTACATCCGCATACTCTCTGGTTTTAGCCAGCAGCTCTTGCATAAAAGGTTTATCTCTAGATTGAAAATCTACTGCATTGCCAGACAAGTGATTAGCTTTGTCCTTGTCTATCTTTTTGCGATAGTGCTCTACCCAGTGGCTTTCTGACGGGCTGCCGGTAGCCATAGATTTGCTAAAAGCTAAGCCCATACGTGGGCCATAAACTTTAACAGTGTCAAGATCGCCCTTAGTCCTAGCAACTAAGCCCTTAGGCCATTTCTTATTCCGGTAGGGCTTGTCAAGTGGAGTAGCTCCACCATTACGCTCCCAGTTCCTGCGCATGATAGCTACTTGTTTTTCTGGGCTTCTGTGGCCAGACGTAATACGAACTTGTTCGCCAGGGAAGTGGTTCTTCATTACCCACGCGACAATTTTCAAATAATCATGTACTTTGCCAGAAGTGTTGGCCAAACCACTCCCTAGGTTTTTGATATACCTAGACAAGTCGGAGGTGCTCATTTCCTGCCACTCACCTTCGACACCAGTAGTTTTTGGCTCTATGTCTTTGCTTGACCCATCTTCGCTGGGAACAATCTTAGTAGACTTTCCCTTGGGCTTTTTCGTCAAAGGTGGTGCTTCTTTTGGCATGACACCATCAATAATACCATCGACCAATGTATTCAGTTTTTGATAAAAATTGGCTGCATCTGCCATTGTCACTCCATCAAAGAATCTGACCATTTAGCTAAGCGTAAAAGCTCTGCTATAAACTTCTTCTTAGGGCGATTCTGATAAAGTCCGTTACTATTGATAGATGAAAAAGAGCGCAAGAAGCTGGCTAACTTGCCCAGCTCTTTTACGTTTCTTCTCTTAGACCAAAAGACAATGTCGTTATGAATGTTCTGTAAAACTTTCTTCATAGCCTTATTGTCTTCGTAATCCATTTCCTCTAAATCATCTACAAGTGTTCTCATCTCATCCCGCTATTAGATTGGGCCTTCGCCAGGACCACCAGCTGGAGCTGCTGGAGGCGGACCACCAGGGCCAGCTTCCATCCAGGTGGACCACCAGGACCAGCCTCCATTCCAGGTGGGCCACCACCTGGAGGGCCACCGCCCATATCAGGCATGCCAGGTAGACCGCCACCCATTAGTTCATCCATACCGCCACCTGGAGGTCCACCGGGACCACCGGGTCCGCCAGGAGTACCAGGCAAAGGTGCTGCTGGTTTCTCAGGAACAGGCTTGTCTGGGTCCAAGGAGCGAAGCTCTGCCAAAGACATTTTGGTAAGCTCTTCTGCTTCTTTCTGAACAATCATAGCTTGGATAGATTCAGAACGAATGTTTGCAAGCTCATTGTCACGATCCAATCCCAAACTTCTATAAACGGTACCCACGGAAACCTGTTTCTTATCCACTAGTGGCATTAGGTGACCGAGGTAGTTATCTAGATCATAAAGGGTCATGTGGTTCCACTCAACTTGTGGAACGATAAGTCTCTTAGTTCCACCTTCGTATTTGTAGAACTGCTGTACTTCGGCAATAGGAGCGAAGATTTTCTTCTCTAACCAGTTGGCCATTAACGTACGGAAGTTGTTGTAACGCTGACGCATAACATCCAATGCAACCGAGGCAGATGCGTAAGTAGCACCTTCCTGAGTCATAATGGCTTTTGGTACCATGAGGCCCATTAAAACATTATCGATGATCATGGTGAAGTCAGAACTAGTATCAAGCACCTGGCCGCTGTAACCAATGCGCTGAATATCAACAGCGTCGTGAGTAACAAGCGAAAAGTTCTTATCATACTCTGCTTGTTCTAAAATCTCACGGTATGTTTCCAGCTCTTCTCTGGTTGGGTAATGACCATCGGGACTCGACGAGCCAACCTTGACCAAGGTCAAAGGGTTCACCATGCCATCAGCCTGAACGTACTTAGATTCACGAAGCTTGTCGTAAAGCATAAGGTCTTTCCAAACACTGACGATGGTGGAAGTACCACGAACATCATATGGAGCGCTCAAGTTCTTTAGGTGGCTTATGTTGAAGGAATCCAACGGGATATACTCGTTCATCAAAACGTGATGAACGATACGTGGGTCCAAAGATTCACGAATCTTTACGTGTGCTGGGTCATTACTGGTAATGATCTTCTCTAACTCTGGGTCGGGACGCAAAGCAATGGTCATGGTGCCAGGGATAGGAGAAGACTTCACACTGATAAAGTCAGGGTTGTGAAGATAAATCTTGTCCCAGCTGCCAGTGCTCTCATCAAAACTAGCGTAGATGAATGCTTCGCCCATCTTCCAGAACTCCAATGCGGTGTGCTGAACGACAGTTTCTAAGTCCACCTTCTCCATCATGTCTTTGAAGAACTGCTCAACCTTGGGGTCTTCGCATTTGATGTTCATTTTGCTGATAGGATAGGTAGCGTGCAAATTAATTGCGTTGCGAACAATAGGATTGGTCTCATAATAAGCACGGTTCCAAGCGTTCGCAGTAATGATGTCTCTAGGGAGTTGTAGGTTCTGTGTCAAGAACAATGGAGAGTACAGCTCAGGTGCAATGTGCACTGTGTTGGTAGAGCTGCCCATTCCAACTGGGTTAGCAGTGGCATACTTCAACAACGTTGCCTGTTTAACTACAGAAGGTGTGGCCGGATTGTAATTTGCTCTAGGAGAAGACTGCTGACGGTCTAATACGTCTTGGATGTATTCACTACGTTCAGCACTAACCTTAGCCAAAGAGTCTTTACGCAAAGAGTCGGTATTGTTATTGGCCAAATGGTACCCACTGTTAGACACACCGCCCATACTTGCTTCTGGCAAACCTCTCCGGTTTTTCGCTCTGTGGTAGTACAAATTGTCAAGCGGGTTGAAATTAGATTCTACATCTGTCCCTGTCCATCTATCGTGATTATTTTTATCCATTATGTCCTCAAGTTAGGTGCGTAAGCCAATATGGGTGATGGGAAAGTAGCTTTGTCATGCTCCTCTTTTCTCACCGAAAACCCGCCCGTTGCTATAAATTTGTAAGCTATCATAGCGTACATTAGTGCCATCAAGCCATCATTGGGTGTGGAACCTTTCACATACCTTTTGACGTAGTTGTCAGACTTCATGCCCTTTTTGACTTCCATCGAAGTGCAGTGCTGCATGAGCCAAAGCAAATGGTCCCAGGAAGTACCCGCAACCGGAAATTTGATCATCCCTCTTCGAATCATTGAGAAAAGGTCGTCTACCATTAAGTGATGGTTTACTACCACTCGTGTCAATTTAGGATCGAAGCTTAAAGTTTTCCCTAGCGTTCCACTATTGATACATCCTAACATTCGACTTCTGTAAGCCTTTTCTGTTTGCAAAAAGTTAACTACGTCATTACCGAACATATAATCAGCTGCTGCATTGCGTATTTGATAGCGCTTGAATATTTCTTCCACTACTTTGACACGATGGGTAAAACTGTTATTCTTCAGTCTGAATGCGTTCTCAACTGTAAACCTTCCAGATTGAGCAGATAAAACACACATAGCTGTGTAGGATTGTCCGCGTTGCAAATCATCATCTTTGTCTAGGTCTTTGTCTCCCCAGTCAATTCCAAGCATGTATATCTTGTTAGAGTGTTCTCGAACGCCCTTAGAGACGCCACGTGTTTCGTCCAAAGCATTATGAACCACGTCTTCCATAGTAAGAGGCATCCCTCCTGAACTATAGAATTCACCGATGGTTTCGTTCTTCCACGCTCTCTCAGAACGACTAGGGTTAGTCTCTGGATCATAGTCCATCACCATCTCTTTGGTGAATCTAGGGCTAAGCATCAAATTGATGTGGTAGCCTGCGTATCTAGAACCATCAGAGTCCTTTGTCGGCATCCATCTTCCACCATCA